ACTTCTAAGAATTTGTCCTCGTCTAGTGGTTTGCTTTTAGCAAATTCTGATTTTTGTACTTCCGATTCGGCCTGTTTTTGTGCATCTTTGTACAACATGTACATTGATTTTTTAATAACCTGATTGAGTTCTTTTTTATATTTTAGCGAAAGAGAATCGATTCGATCTACTTTTTGATCTTGAACAATTTTCTTTTTTTGAATTTGATCCATTAAATCCATGAGCATTTTATTAACTACAGGACGAACATCATTCATTAATGAGTTATCATAGTCGTCCAGTTTTGTTTTCATGGCTTTAAAGTTTACTTTTTTGTGATAGTCACCTGGGGTTTGATCATATTTTTTAGCAAAGTCTTTCTTTTCTTCTGCCTGGTCCTCTGGTTCTTCTGGGCTTTCCTGATCACCTTCTTGACTATCTTCTTCTTTTTGATCTTTTGGCATCAGCGCAGCGGGAAGCTCTGGCTTAATTACTTCACCCTCTGGGAACTTAACGAGACTTCTAAAATGATTAATTTCTTCGTCGTTCGCTTTGTATGCGTTTCCTTTTACGGCCTCAAGCCATACTTTTGCTAGGTCTAATGCCTTAGAATCATCAATTGGTTTAAATTTAAACAGCGGTGGATTTTCTATGATTCCATAGTTCCATTGCAACATTGGATTAATAATTTCTTTCTGCACTAGATTTTGAAGCGCATTTTTTCGGCGCTGAATGTGTAGAAAAAATAAGTTAATTTGTTCTTTACCCAAAGAAAAAGAACCGCCCCCAGTTTCTGAGCCTGTAAAGCCTAGTAGGTCTGGGATAAAAAGAGCGCGACCAATAAACATATTAAATAATTGAATACCTGCCCGATATGCTTCTCCGTTTGACTTGGCCTCTAAAAATTGTACTTCTACGTCTTTAGGAATTGTGATTGCTGTAGTGGCCTGAAATCTTTTTAAGATGTTAAGAAGTTCGCCAGCAAAATTCTTTGGTGCATTTTTATCAAATCGTCCTACTGGAATAGGTGATGCGGCTTTTTCTAAAAATATAGAAAGCATTCTAACAACGTGAAGTTTTGCAATATAGGCGTTATATGCGGCTCTAAGGTCCGAAGTTCCGTAAGGGTTTTGAAATCGTTTATTGTTTATTAAATGAATTAACGATGTGCGGGCAATTTCTTTTTCTCCGCTTTTTACTCGCTGGACATATTTAGTAACTGCGCCTTTTTGATCTTGATATATTAGCCACGAGTTCGGGTGACGAGTTAATAGGTTTTTTAAACAAAGCTTTTGTTCGTTCCCGACTTTAAAAACTTTTTCTGTTAACGAGAACCCAAAGTCATAGGCCGTAATGATTTCTTCAAGATCTTCTAAAAAGTCCCCGTCGTATTGATTTTCTAGGGTGTCTTTTAAAAACTCCTGTAGTTCCTCTTGCCCTTCTTCTTGGGTTTGAATAATAAATCCATCACCTAAAATAAGGTCTTTTTTTAGTTGGGTACAAACCGAAACCTGATCGTCATTTAGCATTTGTTCGTAAATAGAATAGTCGAAATGCTTTTGAAATAGATCATCTGGGTTCCACGGGTGTTTATAGGTGTCGGGAACATACGGAGATACTTTCTCTGTGTTCTCGATTAAGTTGATCATTAAATCTTCCAACGCGTTACCACCAGTTGAGCTTTTAAGTAAATTTGGGGTTAGTTCTTTATTTTCCAATGCTTCGGGCATTTAGTTAGTCCTTTGCTTTAAAGTTTTATCTGGGATAACAAATCTGAGTATGAAATTCTAAGGTCTGGTGCCACTTGAAGGGCAATGGCATGTGCTATAATTAAGTCATCATGCTTTCCAGACGATGCCTCAATTTTGCCCTTGTTGTCAATTAACGTCAAGCATTCATATAAAGTTGCCTGGTCTATTATATTGCAAATATTGTCCTCGAATGCCTCTATAAAGTGGTCTACCATCATCGGTCTGGTTATAGAATTGGAAAGCCATCCCAGTTTTTCGTCCTTAGCTCTAAAAATGTTGTCGTAATGGATTTCATTTTCTAAAACATAGATAACGGTGTGCCCGTGGTTATTTCTTTCACATGCAATTAGTGGTGATGTATCTGTTGGCCATTTATAAAGTTTTGCCATTTCTTCAAGCTTGTAGGCAAATTCGGACGGTTTTAATTGCCCATGAAAGACAGCTACTGGGTCAAAAGTCGTGGTGTCAATTATAACTGCGGCTGAATTGTCTCGACCCACACCTTCGGCGGGGTCGGCTCCAATAACATAACGATGGTCTTTTTCTTTTTCTTTATAAATTCGTATTCCGTTAACTGTTTTAATTGGTTTTTTAGCATCTTTTAGTTTTTTATTTACTATGAGTGGGTCAATAACCGAGTCTCCAGAAGAAAGAAAGCAGCTTGCCTCATCTTCGGGGTATTCCTGTTCGAAGGAGACTTTTACAACGTCATAGTCAGACTTTCTCATTTCTGATTTTTTAAATCTTCTATAAGCAATTTGTTCTAGATCTACGTCGAGCAAGTAAAGCTCTTTGGCTTTGTTAATTAACTTTCTTTCTTCTTCTGATAGGTTTTCTGAATTAACTCTATGATCTTGAATTCTATATTCTGGGAAAATATACCAAGGGAAGAATATTTTTTCATAAATAGAATCTTCTTCGCTCCACATGTCGTAAAAGTGATTAGCTATTCCGTTAGGGGTGGTCTCGATAGTAACGTGTCCTGTGTTAAGTGGTACGGCTTGAAGCGTGGCCTTTAGTCTAGAGGAGTCTTTCATAAAGGCGGCTTCTGAAACGTGCAACCTTCCGACTGTGTCCCCACGAATTTCTAAATCACAATAAATTCTTGAGTTAATTTTAGGGAAGTAATATTCAAATTTGGACCCGCCCCCTCGATCTAGTTCTGGTTTAGCCTCGTCGGGTAGAAACTTGTATGCCCTTCTAACTATGCGAAACAACTTTTCGATAGCGCCTTGCTCATGCGCCAAAATTGCGGCAGTCGCATTCTCGTTATGCATAACCCAATCTAAAAGTTTTATAATTTCGTTTGTAGATACCCCGAACTGACGAGCCTTTAAAATCATTTTGCGTTTATGTTTTGATTTATTAATTCGGTCCTGAACTACGTTTGGTTTAAATTTTACTTTTTGAGCATCTTTATTTACGATTGTGTAAAGGTTCTCGAGTCTCCACATCGGGTCCGAAGCAAGTCTTAAATAATCTTCGATTGACTCCATATTGTTATTTTATCTTAGCTGACTGTCGTATCGTCAATTTGTTTGGCTTTCAGGTATTGAATTAGCTGATCGTGTGCGGTTTGTTTTTCGTCGTTATCTTTTTCTGAACCATCCGAAACTCGACCAATGGTCCTTGCTATTAGCCACTCAGCTTTGTAGTGATCACCCTTTAAAGCGTCAAAAATAAATTTAATCACGATCAAATCAATAGCTCGCATAGATAGTTTTTCTGCCTCTAGGGCTTGAAGCTGTTCTATGGTTTGATCTAGATATTTGGATATGACATTTCTAATTTCGTCTTTGGTAAAAAGCTTTGCTGCCTTGAAATCTGCTGATAACTGTGGACGACCCCGACCAAATTTGTGGCCTGGTTGAAAATTTCTTCCGCCTGTTTTTCTACCCTTTGCCATATTTACTCATCGCATTATTGTCGCATTTTAACAGTTTACTTTAAGCTATCGTAATAAGCCTTTGTTATCTCTAAGCCTTTTTGAATTGTGAATTTTGGTTCATACCCAATAACCTTTTTTGAGTATGAAATGTCAGCCCAAGATTCTTTAACATCGCCGGGACGTTCTGTCTCATAAATAGCGACTTCTTTTTTATTCAGCAAAGTTAGGAGCTCGTTTAACGTCGTTTTGTTGCCGCTGCCGATGTTTAAAAGCTCATTGCATGGTTTATCTATGCTTAGGCATTTACTGATAGCCTCGGCCACGTCTTGAACGAATGTGAAGTCCCTAGCTGTGTTCCCATCTCCATTTACAATTGGTTTTTCTGTTGTAATGAATTTTGGGATGACCGCAGAATATGCAGAATTGAAAGCCTGTCCTGGCCCGTAAACATTAAAAAATCTTAGCCCGAAAACAGATTTATATGGAGATGCATAAAAATGTGAAAGCTGCTCGTTAACTACTTTAGAAAGTGCGTACGGGCTGGTCACCACTCCGAGCCTCTTTTCTAGTCTTGGATTAACAGTATTATGGCCGTAAACACTGCTGCTAGATGCAAAAACAAACTTATTAAGATTAAAATTTCGTACCAATTTAAGGACATTTGTAAATCCTGTTACATTATTGTGCATTGTAATTTCGGGATTTTCAAAAGAAAAAGGTATGGATCCAATTGCCGCCAGGTGCACGATTGCTTCCACGTCTTTGGTCGCGGCCATAATTGAGTGCATGACAGTATAGTTAGTGATGTCGGTTTCGTAAAAAACAAAGTTCTTCCAATTTGCTCCAGAGGCTTTTTTAATTCGATCGGTTGGCATAATTGAAGATCTACACAAATTGTCGAACCCTACAACCTTGTGGCCTTGATTTAATAAATAGGGAACTACGTTTGAACCAATAAAGCCCATACAGCCAGTAACTAGTATTTTCATAAATTACTTTCTAATTTTAGAATTGAATTTTTTGATCGTTAAAAATAGTTCTTCAACTTCCTGCATTTTATTATAGCTGAGTTGATTGCATCGATTTAAAAATGGTATCCAACAATCTAGGTTAACCGGAAAGCAGGCGCCACCGAAACCTAGTTTTCCATCTGGACCTGGAACTTGAAGGTGCTCGGTTCCTAAAAATCCCGTAACATTTGCGGCTTCTTTAACTTTCTCGAAGTCGGCATCAAAGTACTGGGCTATTTTAAAAATCATATTGAAGTACGTAACCTTATAGAGTCCAAAAATATTGTGGGTATATTTGGCTAGTTCTGCCTCTACGTTTGTAATGTGAATATATTTTCCATCGGCTTCTATCTTCTTCCAAAAGATTGACTCGATAACTTCTTTCGGTGCTGAGCCGAAAACTAAGGGAAGGGCGCAAAAATCTTCGTACGCTCTGCGAGCCGTAAGAAATTCTGGCATTGCGTAAGTTCCGTGTGCGTCATTGGTCCACGGATTAACCGTCGATCTAATAAAGACGTGTGGACTATGCTTTTTTGCGAATTTGATTGTTTCTGTCAGCTCTTTCGTGTCCTGACCATTAATGCCTGGACCTACTGGAATAGAAATAAAAATAGCAAAACAACCTTCCAAATCATCCTTAAGATTCTTTGCCGGGTCATAACATGCAATTTCATTATTTGTATTTTCTTCGAGCCAACGCTTTAAGGTGCCGCCTACTACGCCGACACCGATTAATCCTAACTTCACTTGGGGTTCTCCTGTTAGATTTAGGAAAATTCGATCATACAATTTGGTTAGAATCAAGGCTTAAAAACTACTCGGCCCAGAATTAACTGGGCCTTTCGTTCATCACTGGATTGCACTTCATGGCTGTTGAAGTAACTATGATTAGAATACAGCCAGTAAATAGTGTCAAATATTAAAAGTCGAAGGCTACGTCTATAAAGTTTATGACGTAGTTGGAAGTCAGTCGCAGCGTTACATTTTTAGAGAGTTTGTATTGTAAATTTAGCGCCACGTTTGGAAAAAGCTGATAGTTTTCAGAAATATTAAACTCTGGGTTATCTTTCCGGCTAGGGTTCTTTCTAAAATACAGTCCGTAGACGTATCCGTAATAAAAGGTGTCGTTGTACTGAAAACGCTTTCCTTTAGCTAAATTAATTGCGGCATTAGAATAGCAGTCCACAACGAAAGCGATATTGGTTAGGTTTTCTTTTTCGTAAACCGTAAAGTTAAATTGCGGGTTATATGCCCAGACGCCGGACTGATCTAGTTTATTCGTTAGATGTGTTTTGTTTTTTGGCTCTATAGCTGGGATGCCGTGATGGGTTACGCCGATGAATGAAATCTGTTTGTTTTGAGCCGATACAAAAAATGGGAACAACATTAGTGAGAGTAAAATTAATTTATTTGTGCTCATACTTCCTTCCTTCTCGAATACTCTCTAGAACCTTTACTTTGTAGTCCTCTGAGAGTGCTTCGACAAATACCCATGGATCAATTCCAAGTTTTTTACAAATCTTTCTTACAGAGGCAATCGGAAGTTTAGATCTTCCGTTTTCGATTAAAGAAATAAATTGTAGGGTTGCTCCTGGTCCTGACATAATTTCTGCTAAATCTTGCTGGCTAAGATTATGTTCTACTCGAATTGTTTTTATTAATTCTGCGACTTTACTCATTTGCTTCTCCTAACTTTGCAACAAGCTCTATGGCCTGTGCCCATGTTATCATACCATAAAGTAAAGCGTATTTAATATTGTTGTATTTATATTGATCAATCATTTTTTACTCCTCGATTAAATTTGCGTTTGAAAGAGAATTGTCCTTTACTATTCTATTCAGGTAAAATTTTCCTGCACATATCTCGGCGGACAAACTAATGGCTGCGACCATTCCTTCTAATGTTAACGGAAATGGTTCGTGCTCTACAACTGAACCGTTTTTGCAATAGATCAACATCTGAAAAGCATTCTGGCGTTTGATTAAAGTAACGAGCGGGGTAGAAACCACCGCTTGTCCGTTTGGGATTAAATTTAAAGTTACACCGTTCATATTAAAAAGCTCCTTTCACAAGTGTAGAAAAAGCGCTCGAATTTACATTCGCAGCATATCCGTACCAGTTGGCATAAAGTCTAGTTTCTTCTGATGTTCCGTATTCGTGGGTAAGGTACTCTGTTACCGCATTGTAAGCACCCCAACGAGTACCCTTTGCAGATTTTAAATGTGATCCGGCACCGTTCTCGAATAATTTTGTAATTGTTAACATCATTCTGTCTTTTCTTAGTTTATCTCTATCGTTAGGATCATCTTTTAATTTGAAAATTATTTTTACAAAGTTCTCGAAATCTTCTTTGTTAATTACTTTAGATGCTAAGAATTTATATTGTTCTGCGGTTGCTTCAAACTGCGCGTCTACTGCGTTAATTATTTCTTGAATATTGTCTAGTCTGTTATTAACAGATTTAGAATGTCTAATTTTAATTATTTGCGAAGCAGACGAGCTATGCGAGCTTGTGAGAGTATTACTACAAACTACTCTAATGGGCGTAAAGCCTACTCTTACGGCTAAAGTCCCATCGTGTGAGTTAGACAGAAGCAAGAACTTATTAACTTCGTCGCCTTTACCTACTTCGATCGGTGCTTTATTTAAGCGGGCCATAACCCAAACTACTCGACCCTCTTTTAGACTTCCTGCAGTTTCTAAAGAAGCGGCTTTGGCCTGCAAGAAAGGCTCGAAGAAATCAAAAGCTACCTGATTTTGTAGTGGTGTGTAGCTATTTTTCATAATCGATAAAACACTTTGATCGTCTGATCTTATTAAAGACTTGTATCCATCTATTTTTACGTAATCAATTCCGCTTTTTAAAGTTGCTCCATTATCGTATGCAATCGGTCTTTCTAATACTTCCCAGTTTAGACCGGCAAGATTAATTCCGTCTGTAATGCTAGGTGCTTCGCTAATAATAGTTCCTAACTTATGCCACGGTACTTCTCTCACTGAAAACATTTGTGCTTGTCCGTTTTTGATT